GAGCCGAGGGCAAGGCAGCGCCGGCAACGGGCGACTCGAGCTTCCGCAAGACCTCGGGCGGTGGACAGCCTCCGGCGGACGATGCGTCCAAGGTCAAGGTTCACGTCGGGAAGCACAAGGGCATCGAGCTCCGGGAGCTGACCGAGGAGAGCATCACGAGCCTGATCGAGCACTGGCTGCCCAAGGCCCGGGCCGAGGTCAAGCAGAGCGCGGACGACAAGCGCCTGATCAACGGCCTGGTATGGTACCAGGCCAAGTTCAAGGCTGACGAGGAAGCCCAGGTTAAAGTGGAGCAGGACGACCTCCCCTACTGAGCCATGAACCCGACCAAGAAGAAGTACACCAAGGTGGCCCACCTCATCCCCGAGGTCATGCAGATGAGGGCCGAGGGCAAGTCCATCACACAGATCGGCGAGGTCATGGGCCTGACCAAGCAGCGCATCAGCCAGATCTCGCAGGCGGCCAAGATCAAGGCCGAGATTCAGGCGCAGTGGGGCTGGCCCTTCACCACGCGCACCTTCAATATCCTGGACCGCATGGCGGTGAAGGATAAGAGCGAGGCCCTGAGCCTGTATACGTCCGGGCACCTGCATCCCAATGCCGTCACAGGCTTCGGGTGGAAGTCCTACTCCGAGATCTGCGAGTGGCTGGCCGTGCCGGTGCTCCTGAAGCGGCCCAAAGAACCCAAGCTGTGCCCGCACTGCGGGAAGCAGATCTGACAACTTTCCCGGCAGCCCGTTGCTGCTGGGGACTCATGGACAAGCGGGGGGTGCGCATCCGCTGACAAACGCACAACTACCAATCCAAACCGTTTTAGTATTATGCCAGCAAACCCACGTATTTACTTCGACATCGAGACAGGACCGCTCCCCATTGCGGAGCTGGTCATCCCACCGTTTGACCCTGCTGCGGTCAAGCTGGGCAACATCAAGAACCTGGACATCATCGCGGAGAAGATCCAGCGGGCCGAGGAGAACCACGTCAGCGACTACATCAAGAACGCAGCACTGGATGCCCTGAGCGGCCAGGTGCTGGCCATCGGATACCGTGTCGAGCATGAGCAGCCTGCGGTGCTCTGCGCCGATACGGATGGCGAGAAGGCCATGCTGCTGCAGTTCTGGTCGATGCTCGATAGCTTCGAGCGCAAGCCGCAGTTGATCGGATTCAATACCAAGCCGTTCGACCTGCCGTTCCTGTTCAAGCGGTCCTGGAAGCACCGGATCACCGTGCCATACTGGATGCGCAACGGCAGGTATTGGACCGACCTGATCGTGGATCTGCGCGAGGTGTGGCAGCTAGGCGACAGCCGGGCGCACGGCAGTCTTGCTGCGATCTCGAGGCACCTCGGGCTGGGCGACAAGGCCGGCAACGGGGCGCACTTCCACGAGCTCTTCAAGACCGACCGCGAGGCTGCTATTGCCTACTGCCTGCGCGACGTGGAACTCACGCAGAAGGTCTCCGACATCCTCATCCCGACCTACTGATCCGATGACTACAAGCCCGTCTGTCCATGTGATCGAGGACGACTTCGATCCGACGCCCGAGGACCGCTTCATGGTCTGGGCAAAATCCTTCGGGAACGTCTTCCTCACAGGGCAGGCGGGCACCGGCAAGTCCACGCTGCTGCGGGAGTTCCTGAGCAGGGTGGAAGGAGTCCGGGACGTGGCTATCACGGCCCCGACAGGCATTGCCGCGTTGAACGTGGGCGGGACCACCGTGCACCGGTGGTGCGGGATGCAGTTGGGGCCGCAGGATGGCGAGGACTTCCTGCAGGCTGCCGAGCGGCTGGAGGAGCAGCCTTCGATTCATGGAGCCCGCAAGCGGGTGCGGAGCACCGAGGTGCTGGTGGTCGACGAGATCAGCATGATGGCAGGAAGGCACTTGGACTTCTTGAACTACTGGGTGAAGCGGATCAGAGAAGACAGCAGGCCCTTCGGCGGGTTACAGGTTATCTTCCTGGGCGACTTCCTGCAGTTGCCGCCGGTCAGGACCGACCAGAGCAAGGCCTACGACTGGGCTTTCCTGAGTCAGGCTTGGGAGGAGGCCGACTTCAAGACGATCAAGCTCGAGAAGGTGCGGAGGCAGAATGATCTGCCGTTCATCGAGATGCTGAGCGGGTTCCGGGTGGGCAGGATGAAGCCGCGGGACAACCAACTGCTGCGGAGTGCGCTCAGAATGAACCCGCCGGAGCACATTACCCGGCTGATGACGCACAACGTGCAGGTGGACAAGTGGAATAATTATCGGCTGAGTTCGATAGATGGCCCGATTGCTGTGTTTGACTCCGAGGTCAGGGGTGTGGATCAGGCGGTGGAGTTCGCCACCAAGAACATGAGCACGCCGCGGGTGCTGCAGTTGAAGCCCGGGGCTGCCGTGATGTTTACCGCGAACGATGCGGAGCAGGGCTTCTACAATGGGCAGGTGGGCCGGGTAGTGGAGTTTCGGAGTGGGGATATCGTGGTCGAGAGCCGCGGTGAGAAGATTTGCTTGGGTCGGCGCAAATGGTTCTTTGAGAGTCTGGGGGTGACCGTCCAACAATACCCGCTCCGATTGGCCTACGCGATGACCATACACCGGGCGCAGGGACTGACCCTGGATGCCGCGAGGATTGATATCCGGGCGGCCCGGGAGCCCGGGCAGGCCTACGTGGCACTGAGCCGGGTGCGGACACTGGGCGGGATCTACCTGACCGAGTGGCCGAAGGGTTGGTTCATCAGCGAGGAGGCGTTGGCATTTGAGAGGAGGGCGGAATGACATGGATACTTCCAAAGCAGTTACACACCTTGGCCTCTGCGCTGGATATGGAGGCATTGAGCTTGGACTCAAACGAGCAATCCCAAATCTGCGCACAATCGCTCTTTGTGAGATCGAAGCCTTCGCCATCAGCAACTTGGTTGCGAAAATGGAAGCGGGATTCATGGACCCAGCACCTATATGGCCGGATCTTAAGACCTTCCCTTGGGCAGCGTTTCGCGACCGAGTGGACATCCTCACTGGCGGCTACCCCTGCCAGCCCTTCAGTGCAGCCGGGCAGCGCAAAGGAAAGCAAGACCCTCGGCACCTCTGGCCGTGGATTGCAGATGGTATTCGACTTCTCAGACCTCGGATCTGTTTCTTTGAGAACGTCGAAGGACATATCAGCCTGGGGCTGTCCGACGTCATCGAAGACCTGGCAGGAATGGGTTACAGAACGACGTGGGGCATATTCAGCGCGTCTGAATGCGGAGCGCCACACCAGAGGAAGCGAGTGTTCATCATGGCCAACCGCATCGGCTCGCGATTGGAAGGATTCACCTGGAATGGCGACGACAGCAATCAACCCGGACGGGTCGGACAGGAACAGAACGGATCAGCTTGCGCGAGCGGTTTATGTTGCTGGCCCAGCCGTCCCGGCGAGCAGCAGTACGGATGGGAGCCGCCAAGGGTTGTGGGCAACACCGAGAGCCGGCAAGACAACGGACGAGAACCCGGAGACATGGGCGAAGAGGCAATCCAAGGGGGATGTGGCGACGATGCCGCTGACGGCGCAGGTGAAAACATGGCAGACAGCCACCGTGTCGACCGGAGCGCACCGGCAGAAGGACGGGAGCATGACCGACAAGCTGGACCAGCAGGTGAAGAACTGGGCAACACCGGATGCGAGCGACAGGAGGAGCGACAAGTCGAGGCAGGTGGGTCTGAGCAATCAGACTCAAGGCAAACTCAACCCCCGCTGGGTGGAGACGCTGATGGGGCTTCCAGTGGGCTGGACTATGCCGAGCTGTGCGTCTCCTGTGACAATCGAACGGATGAGCTGCGACTGCTCGGCAACGGCGTTGTCCCGGCAACAGCGGAGCGAGCCTTCAGAACACTGATCAAAGAGCTGTTATGATGACGACGCAAGAGATTGAGGGCTGGCTGGGGACGCCGCTGTTCCTGGTGCCGCAGAGCCCGGGGACCAAGATACCGATGGTCAAGTACACCCAGGAGACCATGGAGAGTACCAAGCGGGACGTGTACCGGGTCATGCTCGAGCACGGGAACGTGGCTGTCAGGTTGGGGGAGTTCTCCGGAGGGCTGTGCGCGATAGACTTCGACGATGAGGGCAGCCTGGAGGCGTTCCTGAGGGTCAACCCAGTGCTGCAGGGGTCGGCAAGGTGGAAGGGGAAAAGGGGCGCACAGATTGGCGTGAGGATCACGGGCAAGTACCCGGGGCCGTGCGCGGAGCGCAGCACGACCGAGATGGTCCAGGTGGGTGATCGGTTGCTGGGTAAGCCGTTGTATGAGTGGCGGAGTACGGGGAACCTGAGCACGGTGAAGGGCGTGCACCCGAGCGGGTGCGAGTATAGCGTGCTGGTGGACAGGCCGCCGGTGGCGCTGGAGTTCAGCCAGATCCGGTGGCCCGAGGGCTGGCCGGCTCCGGGCAGTCGGGATGAGATCGCGCAGTTGATCCGGCAGCATGGCGTGCCCTGGACGTTCGGCCGGAGCGGCACGGGCAATCTGCAGGCTCCCTTCTTCGCGGCCTACATGGCGCACAAGGAAAGGTTCCTCTTCGATGCGGTGACCGGGATGCACTACTGGTACAAGGAGGACCGGGGGATCTGGATGAGCATGAGCCGCGAGGAGATGGCGCAGAAGGCCCTGGAGACCGCCAGGCGCGTTCTGTTGGATCAGGTGGCCTCGACGGAGGACCCGCGGCTGCCGGCGCTGCTGACGAGGCTGACAGCCAGCTTCGCGGACCAGGTGGTGGATCTCATCGGGAGGCTGCAGGTGGAGCGCAATCCGTTTTCCAGACCGGACAGCGTGGTGCACTGCTCCAATGTCATGGTGGATCTACGGGCTGCACCCTACGAGATGCATGGCTTCGGGCCGGAGTGGATGTCGAGGAATCAGACGCCGGTGCGGTATGTCCAGGGGGCAAGCAGCGAGATGTGGCAGGCCTTCCTGGATCATGCGCTGCCCGAGGAGGATGACCAGATGCTGCTGCAGAGATGGGGCGGCCTGGCGCTGCTCCAGAGGAACAGGCCGCAGGTGATTCTGCTGCTGACGGGGACCGGCGGCGGCGGGAAGAGCACGGTGGCCGGGCTGGTCAGGCGACTGGTGGGCGATGAGAACTGCAGCGAGCTGAGGACCGCGCACCTGGGTAGCAGGTTCGAGCTGGCCAACTTCCACGACAGGACACTGCTGATCGGCAGCGACGTGCCGCCGGACTTCCTGTCCTGCGAGGAGAGCCAGCAGCTCAAGGCGCTGACGGGCGGCGATAGGCTGAGCGTGGAGTTCAAGGGGAAGTCAGGGGCCAAGGCCGTGGTCGGCGACTGGAACGTCATCGTGACGGCCAATAGCAGGCTGAAGGTCAACGTGCAGGGAGATTTGGGAGCGTGGTCGAGACGGTTGCTGCTGCTGGACTTCAGCCAGCCCAAGCCGGAGAAGGTGATCCCCAATTACCACGATGTGATGATTGAGCGCGAGGGCAGCGGGATATTGAACTGGTTCCTGGAGGGCGCGGAGGATCTGTGCCGGGTCATGCAGGCCGGCAGGCCGTTCCCGGTGACCGAGAGGCAGCGCGGGATGATTGATAATCTGTTGAGCGAAAGCGACAGTGTTAGATACTTTGTTGTTAACCATGTCCGGGGTAGCAGCATGTCGTCGGATTGTATCACAACCGAGGAACTGTATAGTGCTTACATGACGATGTGTAACAACAAGGAATGGGGGCCTGAACCGGAGAAGCGTTTCCAGAAACGTGCCGCTGAACTGATGCTGGAGATACACCAGGCCATCCCGTCGAACCACATTCACCGTAGCGACGGTCAGCAACAACAGTCCCGAGGCTACATGAAAGTAACCTTGACCGCATGAAAAGCACTGGATTTGTCAAGTGTTGTCAAGCGGTTGGGACGGGGGACGGCACTTCTCAACTCGGTGCTAGAAGTGTAAAAGGGGGTATAGGCTGCTCCAGGGTAGGAATGGAGTTGGGAAATGCCGTCCCTCCCGTCCCAAACACTAGACACCGCTTGACAGTGGTAGGCCTACGCAAAATTGGCTCGAAATTGGTCGGGCAATGCCCAGCCTGTGCCGAGGTAGGTGGGGACAAGCAGCGTAATCACCTCGTTGTCCAGGCAGACGGGAGGTTTGGTTGCGTTATCCACCCCGGTTCCAGTGGCAAGGCACATAGACAACGCATATTTCAGCTTATAGGAGATAAAAGCGGCAAGGGTAGGCAGCACTTGCCCGCAACACCATTAGACATATCACTGTTATGATAGTAACAAACACAACAAAACTATTGATGGAGGCACCACACCTTGTGAAGGTAGGTGTGCAGCGTGGCTGGCTGTCGTACCCCAAGGACATGGCGTTCAAGGAGGACGGCACGCCAGCCCCGGTCATGCAGGATGAGCCGGAAGTCACCGAGCAGCGCCACACGCCGGACATGGCACGCAAGGCCTACGACCTGCGTGACCGCGGCCTGTCGCTGAACGATGTTGCCACGGCCTGCCAGGTGCCCCGAGGCAGCGTGGTCTATCTCATCACCAAGGGCCACGAACTCTACCTCGCAAGCCAACGGAAGGACATTGAACCATGACCACAACAAAGGCAGAATCCCCGCAGATGGAAGATCCATTCATTTACGCACCGCAGCCGACCAGCAAGGTCCAAGCAGTAACCCAGGCAGGCACCAGGCCGTCCATCCATGTCTCGCTGTACGCCTACGGTGGCATCAGCGCAGCCTGCATGATGTCCTGGGTAGACCTGACGGCCACGTTCGCCCGTTCAGACAGGCAGACCGATCTGCGCACGATCCGGGAGGATGCCCTGATATCCCGCAGCCGTTGCCGTGCAACCAAGTGGTTCCTCGACAGCGGCAAGGACGTCTGGATTCAACTGGACCACGACATTGAGTTCACCGCGGCCGACGTCATCCGTATGGCCGAGCTGGCCCATGAACACCAGGCAACCGTCTGCATCCCCTACTCATGCCGCTCACTGCCCGCCAGGCCGGCCCTGCGTCCCAAGGCGGAGCACCTGCAGGCCCTCAAGCATCAGGTGAATGACGCTGAGTGCGCAGCGGAGCTGGTGCCCATCACCATGTTCGCATCGGGATGCCTCGCAATCCCCCGTAAATGCCTTCTGGCGACACTTGATGCGCTGGAAGGGTCAGGAGTGCAGAGCCCGTACAGGATCGACTGGTGCGAGGATGTGCGCGTCGAACGCTTCCCGACCCTGTGGATGCCACTGGCCATGGAATCCATGCCTGGCAAACTCGAGTATCTCAGTGAGGATTACGCTGCCGCAGTCAGGATGACCCTGGCCGGAGTGAAGCACCTCTCGATGAAGCCCCGTAAGCAACTCAACCACTGGGGAGAGTTCCCCTTTAGCTTTGCGCCTTATGCCGGGTGAGAAACCAAAGAAGAGGCCGAGTCTCGAGGACGTCGCCAAGGCCGCTGGAGTCAATTACCTGTACACGCAGCGAGTGCTGTCAGGTAACACCGAGATCCCCCAGGCAACGCAGGAGAAGGTCTTCAACGCAGTCAAAGAGCTTGGGTACGTCAAAACACACCACCCCGGCCAACACTTCAACAACAAGCTGACCCAAGAGAAAGCAGACGCTGTCGTCGCTGGTATCCTGGAGAACAAGTCGATTGATAAGATTGCGGAAGAGACCGGACTTGGCCCCACCACTACGTTTAAGCTGATCCGAGGAGTTAAGGTCCCGGTAGACTATCCAGAAAACGAGGAGGACTGGCGGAAAGACGTGACCGGGTTTTTGGAGGTTGCGATCTGGAAAGGCACCAAGCGACTGGCTGAATCCTCTATTAACTTGATAGATGATAGGGGCTTACCCGTAGCGGTCGCTGTGCTAACCGACAAACTTTCTGTAATTAAGGGTCAACCTACCTCAATTCACCTCGCCATGACAGCCAGTGTCAGCCACCGCGACCTGATGAAGGACCTGAAAGAGCGCAATGTGACCCCCGTGAACGACGAGCAGACGCCCGACCTGGTTTAGGTAGTGGCCCGAAATGTCCTACCCCTACCGCAGAAGCGTCATCGAAAACCACGACTTCAGGCCTGTTTCAGCGTTTTCTTGTACAATAGCAGTTATATTCACTTCGCAACGCAAACACGCAGCAAACCCCTGCAAACATTGATCGAAACGCACTTTTGCCCCACTCGGCAGACCCAATGTCCTACCCCGTTACACAAGGCAGACACCAGGCCGCCCGGGCCCCCGGGGGAGGGGGTCGGGCAATCCGCGGCGACGGTAAAAGTCGACGGGTTCTCTAAAACGAAAAATATTGATAAATGAGCCAACCACTCTGCCTCACCTGCTCCAAGCCCTTCGAGATCATCAAGCAGCGCGAAGGCCCCAAGCAGAAACGCTTCTGCACCGAGGCCTGCAACACCGCTTGGTGGAACGAGCAACCGCAGCACCCCGTCATCCCCAAGGTCGACGCCTCGCACCCCCGCGCCCTCGAGCTCAAGCAGAAGCGCACCCAGCTCGTGCTCCTCGAGAAGGCCGACCCCTACACCTACGGCTACATCCCGGATCACTGGGAGATCGCCAACACCGAGTATTTGCTCACCCAGGAGCTCTTAATCTCCGGCGGCAACCGCGCCGGTAAAACCCTCTGGGCCGCCCGCCGCGTGGTTCAAACCCTCCTCGAGAAGGAGAACGCATCGGTTCTCTGCTGCCACACCTCCCACGCCACCTCGGTCACTGTGCAACAGCCCGCGATCTACAACTACCTGCCCGTCGCACTCCGGGCGACCAAGAAGGGCCGCATCCACTACCTGAACTACTCCCGCAAAAATGGCTTCACCGACGGATCATTCATCCTACCCAACGGCTCCCGCTGCGACTTCCTGAACTACACGCAGAGCGAGAACACCATCGAGGGCCGCGAGGCCGACATGATCTGGTGCGACGAGCTCGTGCCCCAATCCTGGGTGGACACACTGCGCTACCGCCTGATCACCCGCCGCGGCAAGCTCCTGGTCACCCAAACACCCCTCGAAGGTGTCGCCAGTGTCTACAAGGAGTTCACCGCCGGCTCCGCAATCACCCGCTTTGACGACGCCGAGCTCATCAAAGGCAAGCAGGCGCTGCCCACCTGGCCCATGGGTAAGTCCGCCCGCACCATGGTGCAGCCCCAGACCAACCGGCGCACCGTGTTCTTCTTCTCGGAGGACAACCCGTACAACCCCTTCGACGAGATGAAGTCCAAGCTGGTCACCTCGCCTATGGGCCAGATCCTGACCCGGGCCTACGGCTGGGCCTCGGACAACATCGGCAAGGCCTTCGCCCGTTTCCGCCCCGATATCCACTGCATCCCGGCCTCCAAGGTGCCACCCGGCGGCACCCTGTACATGGTCTGCGACCCTGCCGGAGCCCGCAATTGGTTCTGCCTGTGGCTCCTGGTCTACGAGGACGGCAAGCGCATCGTGGTCCGTGAATTCCCCGACTTTGCCAACTACGGCGAGTGGGCGCTGCCCTCCGAAAAACCCGATGGCAAGTTCGGTCCCGCCCAAACCCTAGACGCCGGCCGTTCCATCTCCGAGTACCGCAAGCTCTTCCGCCAAATCGAGTCAGAACTCGGCTACGGCGAGCCCGTCATGCGCCTGATCGACCCCAAGGCCGGAGGTTCTCCAGCGCTCTCCGAGGCCGGCGGCACGACCCTCATCGACCTCCTAGCCGAATCCGACGACCCCACCGACGATGGCATGGCCTTCATTCCCGCACCCGGCGTGCCCGTCGACCAGCGCACATCCGCCATCAATAGCCTCCTCTCCTACGACGCCACCCAGCCCCTCACCGCGCTCAACGAGCCCTCGCTCTACATCACCGACACCTGCACCAACCTTACCTACGCACTCTCCGAGCACACCGGCCGCGACGGGCAGAAGGGCTGCACTAAAGATCCCATCGACTGCCTGGGGATGCTTTTGGTCTCAAGTCTTGCGTTCGTAGGCCGCGGGGGCTTTGATTGTCGCGGCGGCGGCGGATACTAAACCATTTCACTATGCAAGGAGATTCCTACAAGCAAGCAACCGACGTGATGGCACGGGTCGGCGACGAGCCCAATGTACCGGCATTGACCGAGGAGCTGCGGCGCTCGGCCACCGACTACGGCGTCTTCGCCCGGGTCGAGAATGCCGAGAATGTGCGCTACTGCCGCTGGCCTGGGCAGACCGACGACGGCAAGAAGAACAACGATGCCAACCGCAACAAGCCGGCCTTCCCCTGGGACGGTGCCTCCGACACGCGCATCCCGCTGGCCGACGAGGTGATCAACGGCCTCGTCGACCTCTGTTCCACCTCTTTCTGGCGCTCGATGCTCCGCGTGTCGCCCACCAACATCAGCCAGCTCGACCAGGCGGTCACCGCGCACAACCTGATGGACTGGACGGTCAACTCCCGGATGTACAACGACCTCACCCGCGAGGTTGAACTACTCTCGCAGTACCTCTGGACCTACGGCTGGGCCGGCGTCCATGTCACCTGGCAGCAGGAGATGGGGCAGAAGGAGCAGTACCTGACTATGGACCAGATCATGGCCTTGGCAGCCCAGTCGCCCGAGGGCTCCATCCTGGCCGACCTGCCCAATCTCATCGCTAACCCCGAGGCCGACGACCAATCCGCGGAGCTCCTGCTCGCCGCCTTCCCCAACCTGCGCAAGCGCCGGGCGCTCAAGGCCATCCGCGACCTGCGCACCGAGGGCGAGTGCGACTTCCCCATCCCCACCATGGTCAGCAACAAGCCCATGGTCGCTGCCCTGGCACCCTACGACGAGCTGGTCTTCCCGCCCGAGACCACCGACATCCAGTCCGCCCGGGTTGTCTTCCGCCGCTACTACATGACCGAGGCCCAACTCCTGAACAAGGTCGAGACCGAGGACTGGGACGCCGAGTGGGCTCAAGAAGCCATCAACACGATGGGCCGTTTCTCGGACTACTCCGCCTACACCTACGCAGCCGTCGGCCTTGCCGAAAACTCCATCCTCGACCGCGAAAACCTGATCGAAGTGGTCTACGCCTACCAAAAGTCAATCGACTCCGACGGTATCCCGGGCGTGTTCTACACCGTCTTCAGCCCCCAGGTCGGCGACAAGTGGGGCTACTTCGACCTGCTGGACTACACGCACGGCCAGTATCCTTTTGTTATCTGGCGCTCCGAGCTCATCCACCGCCAGATCACCGAGAGCCGCGGCGTGCCCGAGGTCTGTTCCACCTGGCAGCACGAGGTCAAGGCCCAGCGCGACTCCATTTTCGACTACACGTCCCTCGCCACGCTCCCGCCCATCGAGGTCCCCAAAACCCGCGGCGGCAACCTGAAGATCGGTCCCGCCATCCAGATCCCGGTGCTGCGCCGCGGCGAGATCGGCTTCCTGGCCCCGCCCGCCCGCGAGCCCGGTGTGGCCTTCCAACTGATCGCGGCCATTGAGGCCCAGACCGACCGCTACTTCGGCCGCCCGACCGAGAAGGTCCCGCCGGTCATCACCCAGATGCGCCAGCAGCGCCTGATCAACAACTGGCTGCACGGCTGGACCGAGGCCTTTCGCCAGGTCCTATCCCTCACGCTCCAGTAC